CTTCTTCTTTGTTATCAAGGTAAATCATTCTAACCTTAATAGAGTTCTCGAATCCTCTTGGTTCCAAATCTAATCCCATTAATGATGCGTTTTAGTTCGTAAATAAGGTTTGCTGTAAATAGTATCGTAAATGCTAAGGGTAATGAAATTAGTATAAACTTTATTAACTCATAGATAAATATTAGTGTTTTATACATAATTAATCTTTTGTGTCTAATTTGTTATAAATGGCGTATGTCATAAATAATATTGCTTCTAAAGTTTCGCCTTTAATAACGAAATAAAGAGAAACAGTAGCACAAGTTATTGATGTTATAAAAGCAAATGTTTTCATAGATAAATTTTAAATAACCACCCCAAGTTCCCTAATTACTATTTATTGTTATAAAATATTTAATATCTTGAGGTGGTATAAGTTTACTATTTGCCTTTAGGCGTAATAGGTGTTGTAGGTTTTTTGATGTCTTTATTAAGCCATGTCAATAATGTATCTGCTCTTTCAAACAAATTACTATCCATTCCGCTACTTAAAGCTACCCATAGAGCAAACTGCTCATTGTTCATTGTTGGTTGGTTCATATTATTTTTTTAGTGAGATTTTAAATGTGGTTGTGCTATACTTAGGAGCTGGGTAAATCATCTCACCAGTCTCTGGGTCAACCAGTGGTTCTTTGATTGTCTTTAGTAATGACTCTCTTTCTTTCTGCTTAAACTTAATAGCTTCTAATTCTTGGTTCATTTTAAGCCAAGTGTAGTCGCCATCATAAGCATACTTTACGCCAGATTCAAACTTACTAACTTCTGCACCTAAGACTTCTGCTTTGCCTTGTGGATGCGTTGTAAGTATATCTACCACATCTTCCTTTAAATCGGCTCTAATGCCATCTAAAAGCTGAATGATAGCCTCTGCTTTAACAAGCATCTCAAGTGGGTTGTCTCCAGTCTCTCTAAAATGCTGTACGATAGTTTGTTTTAGCAACTCAATGCTAAACTTTGATGGTTCGATAGAACTAAGTTCTACTTTTGGTAATAATTCTAAACTCATAGTTTTATTTTTTGGTTAGGTTTTCTTTTTTCATAGACAATAGTTTCTTCAATGTTTCATCAGAATCAAACCAATGCTTATGTGTAAAATAAATATCAGTTAATTGTTTAACCTTAGTACAGTTTGCAATTTCCAACATTAACTCTTCTTTAAATATTGGGTCTTGTTCTTCTTCTACTATTTCTGCTACAACTTCTTGTACTGTTTGTGCAGGTTTTTTAGGAGTCTCTACTGCAAAGTCCATTTCTTCTGCTGGTGTAGCTTCAAATCCTGCAGCCTTCATTAACCAAGCAAGTAAGTTACGATACGCCTTACCGATTGCTCTTGTCTGTGCCATTGATAAGATTGCATATTCATCAAATCTCTTTTTGCTATGCTCAAAGTTGCTACAGATTGCTACTCCAGTAGCTACTAACTGACCAGTATTAATATTTCGTACTTCGCATTTAGCCATGTACTTTATTTCTACTTGACCAGGTTCTGTGCCTCTTCGAGTTAAGTCCGTAGTTTCTGTGATAATCGGCATTAACCCTAAAGAAGCTCCAGCGAATTGCCAACCTTCAACATTAACAAATTGCTTCCCTTGAATGTTGCTTGACAATCCTTTTTCTTTGATAAGTTTCGCTAAATCTTTAGATAAGTTTAGCATTGAATCCGAGTTGATTAAATCAAACCTCGGTTGATTAGTTAGTTCTGTGCTCATAATTTAGTTTTTTGGTTGTGTTAATTGATTGGTTAAAATAGGATGCTTCTACTATTGGATTGTGTTCCCAATAGTTTACTAATCTGCTGATTAGGTTGTAAGACTCTTGGCTGTAGTTAATCTCATGTAGAATCTTAGCTACAAATAGCTTTTTGTCTTGTTCTGAAAGTTGGTGAAATGTAGAATACATAGTGTTTGTTTTTATTTGTCTGAATATAATTTAGGTACCTTAATCTTCTTTCTTACTTCTTGATATTTCTCCATGTAATATGGCACTACTTCAACATCATTTGCAAAAGTGTTTATGCCATGTAAAACTGTAGTTCTATCTCTTTTAAAGTATGGGGCAATTTGGGCGGATTTTTGTTTATAGTGGACATGAAGGATATAAAAGCACATATTTCGTGCAAGTACATTCTCTCTATATCTACCTTTATTTGTAACCATAATAGGCCTTATCTTAAAAACATTAGCCGCATGATTAATTACATTGTCTACTATTGCCTTATCTACCTCATAGTTTTTTGGTCTTAGTAAAGACTTGCGTGTCATTCTAAATTTCGCTATAGTCATTAATTTGGTTTTTTAGTGCTTCTAACTTGTTGGCGTAGTAAGTTTTTACTATTTCAACTGTCTCGTAATCGTGTTTATCTAATCTTGTTTTTAATAGATAAGGGGAAAGTCCAGTGATAGCACAGATTTTTTTCATATCTCCATGTCTCAGCATTGCTCTATAATCCGTTACTTGAATCATCTTGTAGTTGGTTGTTTTGGTTAATTAATACTTGTCCTGCTTCTGTTAATGGTCGGCAGAACAATGTGAAAGCGTTATCTCCATCTTGAAATGTTACTGTTGTTTCTTCTGTGTTAGCTAACATTAATCTAATAGCTGGTTCTTGGTCATCTATCTTCTCGTTGGTTGCTGCAAATACTTGTGGCTCGTTATCGCCAAACTTAAAGCACCATTCACAAGGGAAAATAGGAGTTAAAGTTTTTACTTCTAATTCTGGTGTTTGCTCATCGTTCATCATGTCGATTAAGATTTCTTTTTGCTCTTCTTTGTTCATGTTTATTTGTTTTTGTTATAAATTTTTAAGTGTCGGTCTATGCCTTGAATTGTAGCATCAAGTGAGGCGTAGTAGCTATGTCTCCAATAAAACCATTTACCATTTAGTATCATGTTATCCCATTTGATAATCATGCCTTTGTAGGTATATTGTTTTGAGATTCTGCCGTTGCTGTTTACATAAGTAAACTCTTCTTTGATGCCTTTCTTCTTTTGTTCAAGGGATAGTTTTTGATTCATTTGTTTAGTTTGATGGGATTAGTACCTCGAACAATACTTTCTCTTGACTCTTAGGTTGTCCTTTAATCATATTCTTGTATATTGAATACGCCTTATCATAATCTTTGGACATTGACCCAGAGACAATCATTCCGTCTTGTCTGGTAAAATAAAAAGTTTCGTTAAGTAAAAAGTCGAGTTCTTCGATAAATTGTAGGTTTTTCATGTTATTGGTTTTTTGGTGTTGTTGTTGTTTCTTCGTTTTGTTCTTCTTCATCTTCCCAGTCGCAGTACTCTAAGCACTCTGGACATAGGTTAATTTCTGGGTAGTTGGTATGTGCTCCACAGCAAGTAGAAAATGGCATATCTAAGGTTTTTTGGTGTTTAGTTTAGATAATCGACTGAAATAAGTTTTTGGGTCACCTATTTTAGCTTTGCTCATGTTTGACTCATACTCCAATGGGTGTATGCAGTTTTTTGTCTCATGATTGTAGTAGGCTTGTTCGCCTTTGTCAATCTGTATGCCAGTTATGGCACACTTCATTGGATGGGTTAATGTAATTAATTGGTGCATTTGTTTTGGTTTAGTTTGGTAAAATTAAAGGTTTTTTGTTATAATTTCATTTATTTTAGTTAATTTTTTGTTAATTGGTAAAAGATTTTTGTCCGTAAAAAGTTTTTGTCACAGATTTTTGTGGGATTTTTAGAGGGTTTTTGCTGGATTTTTGGGGAGTTTTTGGATAGGGTTTTTGGCAGATTTTTGGCACTATATAAGGGTACTTTATAGCACATTTAGTCAGCTTTTACCGATATGCAAGGGCAAAGCATAGCTAAAATGCAATTAAAGGCACTTTATAGGCTTAAATTTCGCTTCTAATATGTTTTTGGTATCATTGCATTACTTTTAATTTTTAGTGTCTTATTTCGTCTTATTTTGCTAAATATTCGAACCAATTTCTCTTTTTGTCTTTTATCAGCTTATTAAATTGGCTAACTGCTTTTTGTTTTGTATATCCATAATATGAATATTCAAATAGTTCACCATTTAAAAAAGTAGAAAGAGTAAATTTTGTTACTATTTGAGCTGTTAAAGGGCTCTTTTCTTTGCTTTTTGATATTAGGTATATCATTTGATAAAAATTTGGTTAAGATAAAAGGGCAAAAATGCCCCTTTATTTCGCTTCATTAAAGCTCGTCAGTTAACCTTTATTCAAATAAGCTCCTTTCGTTATAATACGGCTTAATCTCGTCTAAAAATTCTTCATATTTAATTTTTTCGTCTAATGTTTTGCATTTTAGTACGTTATAATCTAAATATTTAAGTTGACTTTCCATCTCTTCAATAAGTAGGCTTCTTTGCTTATTCGCTGTTAATTCAAAAAGCATCTGCAATAGTTCGTCTGAATCATAGTCTTTTAATAAAGACTCAATCCATTTTTCAACTAATGCAGGGGTAATGTTTTTATTTTTGTATTTGTAGTAGTTCATAGGTATTAAAGTTTAGAAGTTAAATAAAACGCCATTTTCGGTGAATTGGTATTCGTTATCGTCAAAATAGTCGGCTAAAAATTCATCTGAGAATAAATACTCGTATTCAAGTTGCAATAATTTCCAATATTCGTGCAATACGTCTTTTTGGAATTGGTATTCCAATTCATTTAATTCGGCTTCTAATTCGTCTTCTTTTATTGGAGCTCCGTCAACAAATTCATAAGAGTCGCAAATTCTTAGCCTATCTTTTAAAAATATAGAAGCTAAATTATTCATATTTGTACCTTCTGGATATTCGTCTTCTAATTTTTCGGCTACTTCTATTTCCGACCATATAAATTCACCTTCTATTTTTTGCCCTCGGTCAAGGTCAAATCCTGTCAATCTTATACCGTTTTCCTTTGCATCGTAGAAGGTATCTTCGTACCAATAATCAGATATTCCCAATTCTCGGTATTTGTTTAATGCAAATTCCTTTGCTTTTTCGTTTAATTCACTAAATAAAAATGTTGTAATTGTTTGTGTGTTCATTTTGTAGGTATTAAAAGGTTAATTAATCTTCGCATTCTAAAGAATAGGTATCAAAGTTTTCGGCTTCTTCGTATGTTTCAAAGAAGTGCTCTTCGCCATTCCTCATATTAGTTACTAAATATTCCACGTCTCTTCCGAGCATAGAACAAATAGAAACGCCATTTTCAAGAGCAATATAAACATAGCCCGTATAAGGATTAAAGCCGATGCCATCTTCTAATATCTCTTCGCCTATTGACGCATAGGCTTCGAATACTTTGGACATTCCTAATGCTTCTAAATAACATAATGAATGCGAATCAAAGCCGTTAATTGTAATTTGTTGAATGTTTCTCATTTTGTTTATTTTTAGTGTGTTTTTAATATTGTATTCCCTTGCTCGTTAATTATGTCTATTTCTTCCATCTCTCTTAATGAGTCGTAAACATATACAAAGTCAGTAAGGTTTTCAAATAGTTCGCCTTTGTGGTACATATCAACTGCTAATTGGTCGGCTTCCTCTTGTGTAGTAGCTTCAATTATCTTAATGCTACTTGTCCAAATAGTACAAAGCTGGTCAACTTGTACCTTAAATTCCTTTGTTTGTGTTTGTGTAGTGTTCATAGTTTAGGTTTTATTTGTTTGTAATTTCTTGCCAAATTGTTTTTACTAATGTGTAGATAAGAATTGACCCAATGAATAATAAAGACAATTCAATTAGTGTAATGTGTGTGTTCATCTTATTTAATTTTAGTTATTAGATAATCAGATACTAACCTTGCCATATTTGACAAGATAATAACGAATAGACATAATTGCCAAATCAAAAGAAAGTTGCTTAAGTGTTGCATTTTGTTTGTGTTTTTGTTTTTGTTTGTCGTTATTGACAGACTAAAGATAAGTAGTAAAAATGAAATAACAATAAAAAAGATAAAAAAATATTAAATTATTTTCAGTCTATATTCATACCGCTGGTAAACTTATTTGACTATGCTTATATTTTCCGTATGTATTATATAATACATATACTTTCTATAATATATACAATATATAATATAATACTTATTGTATTATATATTATATAATGAATACTAAAATAAATAATGTATATTATATTATATTGGGACTACTTTACCAAAGTATGTTAGCCCTTAATTGTGTGTCGGTTGTTATGTTATGCGATTGAGTGAATAACAAATTGTATTCATAAATATAGTAAACAATATACCCCAATAAGTACCTAATTTAACATAATGGTAATTATAAGACAATTCGACTATTGATTATCAGTACATTATATATGTTAATTTAGACTACTATACCCCCTACCCCTTTAATTCGCATAGACAAAAGTCTAGGCCCCACGTGCCCTTCACATTTTTGATATAAAACATTGTTTTCACCAATTTTAATATTTCAATTAATAGTTGTAGCTTTGACTTCTATGAAAGATACTTGTGCAAAGAGAAACTATAAGTGCAAATGTGGTGTTGTCCAGGAGGAGTATGTTTGGAGCAGTCAGATTAGGGAGGTGCAGTATGAGTGTAGGAAGTGTGGAAACTGGCTTGGGTTTAACAACATCAAGGTAGAGAAGGTAGTGAGTATTGTGTCTATTAGAACGCCAACCAAAAACCGATAATATGAAAACAGCAATGCAAGAATTAATTGAATGGATTGATAATGATTTTAGGAAGCAATCTACAATTCCTACAATACAACAATTAAAAAATAAAGCTGAATATTTACTTGAAAAAGAAAGAGAGCAGATAATGAAGGCTTATTGTGATGGATTTGATGAGCTTTTGCCATTTCACGAAAATGATTACTACAACCAAACCTATAAAAAATAATTATGAACGCAGAGTTTAAGGACATAACGAAAGAAGCATTTATCATTGCTTATAGGGAGAATTTTGGGAATATTACCATTGCTTGTCAAGCGTGTGGGATTAGTAGGACTATGTATCAGAATTGGATGAAGAATGATACTGAGTTCAAGAAGGCTTTGGCTGAAATAGAGCCAGAGGAGATTATGCTTGACTGGGGTGAGCATAAGTTGATGGAGAGGATTACCAAGGGTGATACTTTGGCTACTATGTTCTTGCTAAAGACTAAGGGCAAGAGAAGAGGTTACATTGAAAAGACTGAGGTTGCTCATGAAGGAGATGTGGTGAAGCAGATTACGGTGAACGTAGTGAAGCCATCGGAATTACCTAACTTGCAGAAGCAACTCGATGGAGATGAGAATATAATAAACTTCGATACTCAGAAAGATAACAGCTTTACTGTTCCAGCCACATTGGCTTCCGAGATACCAGAAATTCCATTATATGACCATAGCACTGGCGACTTGTTGGATATGAACGACCAAAATGAGTTCGAGGAATAATATGTCTCCGACATTGATGTCGGGAACATCTATAAACTTTAAATGATTGATAAATGACCTTTTATTGATTGATAAAGTTTTCTATTGGTAAACTTTACATATTGTGTCACAAATATTTTACAAATTGTGACAAAGTCGGTAGTAATACTACTCTATTATCAAAAAATGTAAACTGTTCAAGTTTTGATAGTGTTCATATAATAGCCGTACACTTGTTATACTTTTATGTATTAAAGTAACATATATTCGTACGATAATGTGTCATAAAACGCACTTTTTGACTTATGTTTGTCCGATATAAGTCACATTAGGGCCTACCATCTATAAAACCAAAAAGTATTAACTTCGTTTTTACCAAGCCAATTTTTTAATTTTTCCCTATGAGCCCAGAAGAAAAACAAGCATTAATTGATTACATATACCATTTTGCTTGGGTATATGGAAGATATTATCATGTTGGAGATGCTGAAAAGATATTAGAACAAGTTGGGCAAATAGTTGAATTACCAGAAAAAGTAATTAATGAACTATGAACGTAACCACCAACATCGTTTTCGAAATACTGCAAAACAGCCAAAAAAAAATATCTGTTATGCAAGGCGGAACAAGGTCTGGCAAAACCTACAATGTATTGACCTGGTTTATCGTAAAATTGCTACAAGAAAAAGGGAAGACACTAACTATCTGCCGTTCATCGTTGCCATCCATAAAAGGCTCAGTAATGAGAGACTTTATAGAAATTCTGTCGAAATATGGCCTATACTCAGAAGAAAAGCACAACAAGTCAGAAAATCTTTACTTCTTAGGAGGCAACACCGTAGAGTTTGTCTCTACAGACCAGCCACAAAAAATAAGAGGCCGTAAAAGAAATTATCTGTTTATTAACGAGGCCAACGAGGTAAACTACGAATCTTGGATGCAGTTAGCCCTAAGAACCACAGAAAAGATTGTAATTGACTATAACCCTTCAGACTACTACTCTTGGATATACGACAAGGTAATAACCAGAGAAGATACTGACTTTACCATCACTACCTACAAAGACAATCCATTCCTTGAGAAATCATTGGTGGAGGAGATTGAGAGACTAAAGGATGCTGACCATGAATACTGGAGAGTTTATGGTTTAGGTGAAAGAGCAATATCAGAGGCAACTATTTATACCCATTGGAAACGCAGAAGAAACTTTCCCGAAGGAGGAGAAATATTTTATGGACTGGATTTTGGCTACAACAATCAAACCGCACTGGTGCGAATCAAACACTTCGACAATGAGATGTTTGTGGAGCAACTCATCTACGAAACTAAAATGTCTACATCACTACTCATCGATAGGCTAAAGGCTTTTGGCTTTGACAAGCGTACAGAGATATTCGCTGATGCTGCTGAACCCAAGACCATAGCTGAGATTAATAAGGCTGGATTTAGTCTTAAAAGTGCCGTTAAAGACGTTTTTGCTGGTATCAACAAGGTAAAGTCATTTCCACTGATAGTTAAAAGCGATTCGTTAGATTTGTTGGATGAGTTTAAAAACTATAAATGGAAAACCGACAACGATGGCAATACGTTGGATGAACCAGTTAAGTTTAGAGACCACTTGATGGATGCCATGAGGTATGCCATATACTCAAAATTTGCCAAACCGAAAAGAGGTTGGGTAGTGTAGGCTAAAAATTTGTTACTTTTGTAAAAATATCATATAGCGTGAAATTAACTGACATATTCGGAGCCATTAATCCTTTTCAACAAAAGGCACAAGCTCCTAATGGAATGATACAAGTTACCAGTCCATTTGCCGATTTTGGAGGATTACTTGCTGGTAGAACTTTATATCCAGAACTTAACCAAAGAAAATTTGTTCTTGACTACGAAAACAATAGTGAGGTGTACGCCATCATTAAGCGTATATCAAAAACTGTATCTACTGTTCCATTTTACGTTTACAAGGTAAAGGATAAGAAATCCCTTACAAGATATGAAGCACTCACTAAAAACTCAAACACTACTCAAGACTTAGCGAAAGCAGAGTTAATGAGAGTAAAGGCTGTAAGTGAGATTGCTGATTCCCCATTAAATATCTTATTAGAAAAACCAAACCCTTATCAATCTCTTTCTGAGTTTATTGAAAGCGTTATTGGTTATAAACTTATTTGCGGCAATTCATTTGTTTGGGCTAACCGATTAGAAAGCGGTAAAGTTCAAGAATTAGTCGTGCTCCCTCCGCAATACATGGCCATCATATCTGATGGTACTATCAATGGGGTTGAAGGTTATTCTTTTACACTTGTTGGATGGGATTTCTTAGATGCGAAAGACGTAATCCATCTAAAATACTTCAACCCTTACTTTGACACTAACGGTAATCAATTATACGGATTAAGCCCATTACAAGCTGCTTACAGAACTGTTCAGCGTTCCAATGATGCAAAGGACACTTCGGTTGGTATGTTGCAGAATCAAGGCCCGAAAGGTATCTTATATGCAGATGAGTCTAACAACTTTGGACAAGAAGAAGCTGGTAAGTTAAAAGAAGATTTCTACAATCAATACGGAACTAAGAGCCAAGGACAAATCGTTCAGAACGCTGGTAAGATTTTAATTGCTGGTGCTAAATTAGGATGGGTTAACATGGGCTTATCCCCTATCGACCTTCAGCTTTTAGAATCTGAGAAAGTTACCCTTAGAGAACTTTGTAATGTGTACGGTGTGAACTCTGCACTATTTAACGACCCAGATAACAAGACTTATAACAACATGAAAGAAGCTAAGAAGGAAATGCTTACGCAAGTAGTACTTCCAGAATTAGTGGCACTTCGTGATGCTTTCAATAGATTCTTTGCAACTGAAATTGGCAATGGCTACTATATCGATTTCGATATTACAGTGTTCCCAGAGTTACAAGAGGACATGAAGGAACTTTCTGGTATCTTATCTCAGTCTTGGTGGATTACTCCTAACGAGAAAAGAGCAGCAATGCGTTACGATACTTCTTTAGACCCAGCTATGGATGAAATCTTTATCCCAGCAGGTTACTTACCTATCGATGAGCTTACTATGTTGCAAGACCCAAGAGATGCTCAACAACAAGGAGATTACAATATCCCACCAGTTAAAAATTTAAAAAATGGAATTTAAGTCATTTGATGAAGCCTTTAAGGTTGTAGAAGATAATTTATCAGAGAAGCGAGTAAACAAGACTAACCCAAAAGGTATCAGTCATGCAAACAGCTTAAT